GAAGGATAGGAGAGATTTTAAAACCTGTGCTATAAGTCCCGATAACAACGTCTATAGACCTCTCTCTTAAGACTACAAGGAAGTTAAAATAATTTATTAAACCTCTTATTCCTCCACCTTTTGTGTTCCCAAGTTCCATAAAATCTAATGCGGAGAACTGGTCAGGCTTTAAAGGATTGGAATAATACAGCCTTGTATCTTCTGCTTCTCCTCCGTCAAGGAAAAGACAGGATTGAAATGTAGCACAAAACCGAGCATTTATTGCGGGAAACTCTACTGAAGCGGTAGGTGCTGGCTCTAAAGAACCGAAGGTATTAAATCTTCTGACATCATGATAGACTTCATCAACATTATTTTTAACTTCATCTATCAGATAAAAGGTGGATTCATTGTTACTGGTTCTATATAGTCTCCTTGCTACCGTACCCCTTGGCCCTCTCGGTATCTCTACAGCGATTGCAAAGATATAAGAGAAGGTGGGTGAAGCATCGCCAGCAGTAGTCCATTCTGCTGGTCTGCTCTCATCAGAGAGAGGAGACTCTGAGCCTGTATTGGAGACAAAAGAAACTTTATAAATAAAGTTATTTGTATCCTCTGCGTTCTTTGAACCTAATCCTTGGCCTCTCGTATTATTATTTCTAACAAATAAACTATTCTCTGAACCACCAGTAGGCCGTGGTTTTGATGGGTCAGTCTCAGGTTGTCGAGGACGAGGGGGATGCGGTCTTACTGGAAAGCCGAGATTATACTTCGGGATATTGGTTGCTTGTGTAGCAGGAGGAATAGGCCAGCCAGCATATTTTAATGGTTGTCCATCACCAGTAGTGATAATAAGCCATCTTCCAAACTCCGTATAATACGCCGTAGTAGATGTCGATACGGGTGTAGTGCTTGTGAGAAGAGTGAAAGAACTGGCTTGTGGCCCTTGCCAATCATGACAGACTTTTATACTCCCACCTGTCTCATATACCAGTTGGTCTAAAGCACCGCCTCTTTTATTCCAATAATAAATGCTGTCGATTCTGTTGTCAGAACCCCAAGGGTCAAAGGCAGATTCTTTTACTAAGAACTTCTCATAGCCAATGCGAGAATCCCAACCACCAGTGAAAGGGTCTATCCTCATATTTGTAATAGAGTCGGCAAACTGCTTCTGCTGTGGTTGTCTTTCATCAACACCACCCAAGTTTGTAACATCTATTTTAGTTCCCCTCATTTATTACTTCCTTATGTTGTAGATAAAGTGGTGTAGATAATGGCCTGTCTACCTCTTGTTGGCATCATATCTTTCACATACCGTCTGCTCATTGAGGTTAAGAAATGTGAATCCAATTCATCCAACGCTTGTTCTTTTTTCTTTTGATAATAAACTGCTCTGCTATCATTATCTGTCATGATAGCGAGGTTCTCCAATGCTCCATATCCAATAGCATATGTCGCTGCAGAAGAAGGTATCTGAAGATTATCTTCATCCTCTGCGAGAGAAGGAGGCTTAAAAACATATCTGACATGGAGTTCTATATCTTCACTCTGCCTTGGATATAATCTCATCCTCTTTGTATTGCCGTTATTCTCAGGTGACCGAGGATATAACTGAATAACTTTATTTCTTCCCAACTCTTCCAGCGTTATATCAAAGTCTGTATTGGTTAAAGAAGTGCCAACCTCTGCAGCGATTCTCCAGTTTTTAAAACCATTATCGGGAGCCTTCCAAAGGATAGCCCAATATAATCCTTGTTGTGGAGTACCACCATAAGAAGTGGTGATTCTAATATTCTCTGAATCAGTCAGAGTTATAGATGTTGATTTAGATATACCACTATATCTTTTGCCAACGAGATACCCACTCTCGTCCCAATCATCATCATTAGCCCCTCTATAAATATACTGTACCGCTATCTCTACAGTCCTTATTCCTTGGCCTGAAGTGGTAGAGTTTGCTACAGCATAAACATTAACGGGACTTGGGAGATGGTGGTTGTCGTAGTTCACCCAGTATTGTGGAATACCAGTCTCACCTAAAGGAAGGTTATGCCACTCGTCTTCATATCTACTGAGAGCAATATATTTCCCCACTCTATTTGTTACAATCTCATCTGTTCTGCGAGAAACATTTAAGACCTCAACACAATCGTGTGGTAAATCAACATATCTATTCCTTGTAGTGAAGACATAGCCACCACCTGTTGTCACTTGTGGAGCAGGAAGTTTGTAATAGACCACTGTATCACTCAGCCTATAAGTGATTTCTAAAACAAATGTATTTGTCCCATCATCACAATAAACCTCCTGACCTTCACACCATGCTGGCCACACTTCTCCCGAAGGAGCAGTCAACTGAGTAGAAGATATAGCACCCCCTGTAGCAAAAGCATGGTCTTTATATACCTTAACCTTACATTCCTTTTGAGCGAAGTTATACGCTTTGGCTGTAAAGATATTAAAATATTGAGTGTTTATAATCCTATGAACTTTGTCCTTAAAGTCATCAGACGCAGGAGCGTAGTCCATTGTGGCTTCTATAAACTCTCGTACTTCTCCAAGATTTGCCATAAAAGATTCCTATAAAAATTTAAATAAAACCCCCGCAAGGGAGGTAATAGTGCAGGACAGGATGGGTATCCATTTACACCTGACACTAAAACCTACCTAAGAAGTTTAATAGCCTTGTCGAATAACAAAGACTGTCGCAAGTGTTTCTGAACCTTTCGCCTCAGTACCGATAGCACAAAGTTGTGCTGCCTTTTTATCTACGGAGTGAACAAGTTTTCCACCACTTACACTGGCAATCAGCAAAGAGTTAGCAGCGCAAGAGGAATCAACCTTACATTCGCACAAACCTGAGATACAGATTCGAATTGAATCACCAGCAGCAGAAGCCGCTTCTAAGGCGACTCCCACAAAGATGAACTGAGCAGCAGTGTCACACTTGACAACTTTCAATGCTTTGTCAGAGTCATTAGATTCTGACAAATCAAGAGCCACAGCATCACCAGCAGCAATTGCAGCACCAGCAATGAAGGTTTGAACCTGTCTACGATTGGACGAATTCAAGTCAGCGACATTGTCCGAGTCATTAAGACTTTGTAAAATAGTATTTTTAGCCATGATAGATTATCCTCCTTTCTATAATGCTTGTGTAGTAAAAGTAACGATTCCATGAGAAGCGAGATGTTGAGTAGTCAACTGAGTACGGCAAAGAATGTTTGCAGAACTGGCAGCATAACCACTAATCTTTTGCATATCGCCAAGCGCAAAGAAAGCGTCTGAATCAAAGTATGCGTCAAACATTTTAGAGTTCAACAGATACGCATGAATATAAGCGGTGGGTGAGATTGCTGCACCAGTGTCAGAATCATAAGCCAGAAGACCACTGGCTCCACCTGAAACCATAAAAGGTTCTACATAACAGGCTGCACCATTGAACATAAGAACAAGTTTTCCTACCATATCTTTCTCAGCAGACACGGAAGTGTAACGCTCTTGGGCGGTGAGTTCCTGCTTGTATCTCTTATAGCCAGTGGGAGACATAAGAATAATATCAATCTGTCCATCAGGAGCATAGATTTGAGATTGAATACAAACATCAGCCAAAGCCTCAGAAATACGATTAGAAGAAACATTATAAGTTCCACCGATAACAACCTGATTCTGCCATGAAGACTGGAAACTGGTCTTATCAATATTGCCTACAGTATTATCCTGTCCACCAAAGGCTTTGGCATCGAACCAGCCATCAGTACCATTGTAATAAAGAGACTCAAGGTTATCGAGAACAGTGGAACTATTAGCGACTACCTGCTTTTCCCACTCACGCCTCATCATACCAAGGACAGACTTAAGCCTTGCACTCAGAATATTTACCAATGCTCTCTCACCTTTATTTGAAAGAGACTCAGTATCAGTAAGAACTACTGGAGCAACAAAGTCTGTCCACTTCCAGTTAGCGGTTCTGAGAGGGTCTTTCACTGCAAGCGAGATTGCTTCGTATCCACTCTTAAGATTGGTGATACTGGAGTGGTCAGTAAGAATAACAGGGGCATCAATATAAGAACCACCTGAGATTTTTTGTACATTGCCATGTCTCTGCACGGCTTCTAAAAGGGGGATGGATTTAAAAGTATTATCTACTTCTTTGTCACGGAGAATTCGCAGTGTACTTGCGAGAATGTCGTGTTGGACTCCCGTAACTGTTACGTTTGAAACGGCCATAATAATTACCTCATTGTTAATATATGACTTCTCTCTATAGTAGAGAGATTTTTTAAATTAAAATATACTTGGGTCTGCGTATCCGTGACGGGCAGTTTTGTTAAACAAAGCGTATCCTTCATAGGGTCTTCGTTGTTATGAGTATAGCGCAAAAATAATAGAAACATTTTTCTTATTTCCCCTGCGACTTTAAAGCGGAATAGATGTCCCATGCTGACATTTCTTTCAGATTAGAGGGAACAGTAGAAGCAGACCTTCGGCTACCAGCACTTGTTAAAGAAGCCAACCTTCTCTTTCTATCTCTGACTGATTCTGATTCAGCCTTAGAGATATGCTTTTGTGCCTCTGCTCTTTGTCCTCTCACTACCCAATAGGCAGTCTCTAAATCCATAGCATCGTTGGACAATAAAACGGTTTTGACATCGCCTCTAAACTCATCATCACTTCTTAATTCAGGATGGCTATCCATAAAAGTATTCACCTTCTGCTTCGCATGCGACTTCTGTTGCTGCTCGGCTATAGGTTGTAGTAATGATTCAAGTTTTTGAGCCACGATTTTATTAACATATTTATCAAAAGACTCTGCATCGAAGGGGTCAAACTCTCCTTCTGTTGATGCTACCTCTTTCAATTTCTGCATGGTATCAGATTTTAAAAGAGATTCTGTTTGAGCCTGTACTTTCTTTCTTTGTTCAGCGAGAGCCTGAGTCTTCCTTGTATAGTCAGACCTTAGACTTCTCATAGCCCTCTGTACTTCGGGCGGTTGGTTCTCTATTACAGAGTCCCATGATTCTCCTTCTCTTAGAGTCTCGGAGTTTATTTCTTTTTTTTCTTCTTCAGTTGCCTTCTCGTATCGCTGGTCTTCCTCATGTTTTAAAAGAAGTTTCTCAATCCTTTGGTCGTAGTCATCACCATAATAAGGTGCGCTCTTATCGCCCATTAGGGATACGGGTTGACCAACATCGTTAGTCTCTGTAGTTGTTGTCTCTACAGACTGGTCTACGCCAGTGTCCTGTGGAGTTTTGTTGTCCATTTTTAAACCATCCTTTCTGCAAATAGTGCATCTGTTTCTACCGCTTCTTCAGGTGAAGCGATAACCTCTTCAGGGATTTCTTCTTCCCCTGTTTCAAGCAAAGCAATCTGCTCACTTAAAAAATTATTAAAAGTTTTATCTTTAGAATATCCTTCCAATCTTCCAGCCAACATCTCTAATCCTCTGTCATCGACTGCTTCTTCAAATGGAAGTGGGTCTAAGCCAGCAGCCATGGCTGCTTCAGATACCATAGATAACTGACGAATAAATTCTTCGGGTAGTGGGCCTTCTATATCCTCATCAAAAGATGGGTAAGGCTCTATATTAAATAGTGGTAAAACTTTATTTATACCATCTACAAGGAGATTTAAACTCTGTATTGAGTAACTCCCTGAAGGTATAGACATTTCTACCTGTTCTGTAATGGCGGTATCCATCTGTTGTCCAGCCTGTTGTAACTGTGCTGGTTCCACAATGGGTTCCTCATTCGCTCTATCGTAAAGTGGCATTATCAACCTCCTGTATAAACTTTTTAGGGTCTGCCTTAAATCTTTTTATTTCTTTATTATGCTCTTCTGCTTCGGCTATTTGTGCATCAACTCTGTCGTCAGATACCTCATCGGGTTCCAACTGCCTTACGCCTTTCTCTTTCATAACTTTCTTTCTATGGCTGGCACTGGCTATATTACAGCCAAGTCCTCTGTCATAATATGCACCGTTCCAATCTCCCCATGAAGAATGACGGGCGAAAGCAGAGAGTATTTTTATTAAATATTCCCCACACTCAGGACAATACTGCGGAGTCTTTCTCTTATCTACAGAGAGAATGAACTCATGCAACCGATTGCACGGCTGACACTGGTATTCATAAATAGGCATCAGTATATTCCTCCTTGACCTTGTGGTAAGAAGGGTTCCACATCCTGTGGAGAAGCACCTTTACCTTGCATGATTGGCATATCAGGGGGAACTTGGGGGGATTGAACACCTGAAGGTGATGGTTGTGGCATCTCAGCATCAGCAGAGGAAGTGACTTCAGGGAGGAGGGATTCATCTAAATCGAATAGACGGATTATTTCTTTTAAAATCTTTTGTGGTGGTACTCCCATCTGTGCCAGCATCTGTGAAAGATTCATAAACTCTGACTTCTTTATTGCTTCTGAGATTGGAGTAGACCCTGACTCTTGTGCAAAGAATCCAAAGTCTCCATCTAAATCTTTGTAAGAGATGGGTTCAGGCTGACCATTTAATAAAATAATATCTGTGTCATCACCTAAGAAAGTCTTCATCATAGAGATATAAACCTTTGCGGTATTCTCTATCGAAGCGTGTAACTCTCTCGCACATCTTCCTTGCTCAGTAGAGGAATAAGATGCTAACAGTAATGCTTCTGTAGCCGTAGTATTAACTGCTTCACCACGAGTAAACGCTGCTTGCAAAGAACCTTTTGCTAAATCTTCCTGAACATTTTGGAAATAATTTTCTAACTCAGTTGGTACTGGAGAGTGTGGCATCGGAAGAATAGATGCTTGTAGTGTTTGGCCTTGGGATAACTGGACTTCTATAAACTCTCCATCATGGCCTTGTGCTATCTTTGACAAAGCAATGTCATCATATACACCTTTCTCTACAATCCATTGTCGTGCTGACCTTCTGACCATAGAGGCTTGATATGTTCTAATGACATTAGTCTCTACGATTTGGTCATAGATTCTTCTTAAAGCAGAGTATCCTCTCAATGGAAGTTCGGGCATACGGGAAAAATATAGAGGGATTATTGGAGCAACTGGTTGGTTGGCTCCATCAGTAAAAGGAATCTCATTAAACTTTTCTGTATTTATATTATCCTCTTCACCAACCTCTATCTCTATCCCATCCTGTAACCACTTGCTTCCTCCGTTCCAGTCGGGTGACCATAC